GACAGGCGGTTGAGCGCCGGGTACGGGTGCCGGCCCTTTTCGTTGATCGAAAAAACGTCCGGTGGCGCCGCCAGCAGGGGCTTGAGCTTGTTTTCCAGTGCTCGCCTGTCGGCCAATGCTGGCTCGCGTAGCTCGTTGAGCACGCATACTTCGCTGAGTAGGTGATAGTGGAAATTCGACTGGATTTCCTCCGTCGTCACCGTCTTGACGTTCTGCCAGCCCTTGCCGCCCACGCTGTACAGGAACGGCAGCCACAGGGTATCCTTGCCGCTGCCCTGCCGGCCACCGTGCAGGATGCCGTGGTTGATTTTCTTGGATGGATGCTGGACTTTCCAGGCCATCCAATCCAAGCAATGCTCGCGCTCCTGCTGGTCCGGGATCATGCGCTCGCAGTGCTCCAGCCACAGATCCACCGATCCCGGCACCCCTGCCGGCCTGCCGTCGCGCCAAGTGTTGCCGAAGACTTCGCCTTCGTGCTCCACTAGCACCGAATGGCCAGGCGCGTAGATCAGTCCCGCCAAAGTTTTCCCGCCCATCGCGAGGCGGTTTTCGTCGAACGAAACGCTGGCGGTCACGCGCGAATGCGCCCCGCTGGCGTTCTGATGGATGCTGTAGATCCGATGGTGCCGAAACGCCGCATCGAATGATTTGCGCTCGATCAGCTTGCGCTTTTCGATGTCGAAAAAATCCGCGCTCGAAAGCAAGAATGCGAAACGCCTATACCACTGCAGGGGCTCTAACGTTTCCATGTCGGGCGCTTCTGCTGCTGGCGGCGCTGGCGACTCGGGCGCTGTCGGCTCTGGTTTCGTCGGTTTCGGCGGCTCGGGTTCTGGCGCCTGTGCGTAGACGCTGGTGCGCGGCGCGATCCACGCCCGCGCCTCCTGCCACGACGCGAACCCGCTGTCCGCAGCGTCCCACCCGTCTGGCATCCCTGCCGGGTCAATGATCTTGACCTCGGCGCAGTGCGGCGCCAGCATCGCTGCCAGGCGCTGCATCGTCTGAACGCCGGGCTCGTCGGCGTCGGGCCAGAGCAGCACCTTGCGCCCGTGCACGTGCCTCCAGTTCGCTCTGCTGACGGCCTGCCCGCCACCGGGCCAGGTGCAGACGACGTACGGCCCCGAGATCGCTGCCGCAGCGTCTGCGGCTTTCTCGCCCTCGACGATGAGCGCCGGGTCGGCGGCGCGGGCCTCCAGTTCCTGCAGCCGGTAAAGCGGGCGCGGGACGGGCCACTGGCCCATGCCCCACTGGGTGCCGTCCCAGGTCCACGGCACGATCTGCTTGCGCTGCCCGGGCGGGTCGTATCTGGCGACGTAGCCGAGCACCTCCCCGTTGCCGTCCCAGTATGTCCAGCGGGCCGTCGGTGTGCCATATAGCGGGTGTGCGCACTCGCAGTCCGCTGCCGCCTCGGGAACGGGCGTGACCACGGTGCGCGCAGGTTTCGCCGGTTTCGCTGGCCGCGCTGGCGCTGCCGCCGTGCTGCCGTCGTCGAGTTCGCGGTACGCCTCGGCCATCGTCAGTTCGTGGATCGCAGCGTAGAGGCTGATGAGATCCCCGCCGCGGTCGCTGGTGGCGAAATCGGCCCACCGGCCGCTCAGCAGGTTGACCGACAGCGAGGCGCCCTCGCCGCCTGCCAGGTCGCCGCAGACCCACTCGTGGCCCCTGCGGCGCCCGCCGGGTAGCCACTGAGGGACGAGGGTTTCGCTGCTGACGAGCAGGCGCTGCGCGAGCGCACGGAAATCCATTGTCATCGCTTGTCCTCCGGGGCGTGGATGATGCCCCTTTTTTGATGCTGACGGAAGGCGTCAGGCGAGCAGCGCCACCGCGTCCTCGACCGAGCGGCAAACCCCAGCCACGCCCCCAGCCTGCCGGATCGTGGCTAGGAATTCCTCCTGCCCGGGCCTCATCCTGCCGGTGCGCGACTTGACCTCGATGGCCAGCGTGCGCCCGTCGCGCAGGACGCCCATGATGTCCGACATGCCGCGCTGCGTGTTGGCGCGGATATATCGCGTCGTGCCGTCGCGGTTCCGTTCCTGAAACGTGCCGCTGTTCTGCCTCCACACTTGCGCCACGCGAGGGTGGCGCTTGAGCAGTGACATGATGGCCCGCAGGATCTCGCTTTCGCTCGGCTCTGCGCTGGGCTTACGCGGCCCGCGCTTCACGGGCTCCGGCGGTATCGGCAACTCCCTCGCCGGCCTGCCGCTGAGCGCGGCGTATAGCGCCTCGGTCTGCTGGTTGCGGAGCATCTGCTCGCGCAGGGTGCGTCTTCCACGCTCGGTCATGCTCCGCACCTCCGCGCGTAATCCCACACTGACGAAACCTGCTCATGCGCCTGCAGCTTGTGCTGCGCCAGCGGCCTGATGGCCACAACAGGCGGCGGCGCGCCGGCAATCATCCACACCCATGTGTGCTCATCAATGCGGCGTTTCTGCAGCCTGCCCTGCACGCGCAACTTTCTCAGATGCTGCGCCGCCGTATCCTGCTGGCAGCCAAGGTGCGCGGCAACCTGCTCACGCCGCACTGGCTGATGCTCCTGCACGTAGGCCAAGACGGCGAGTTTTTCGTTGCTGAGTCTGTGGGTTTTCATTTGTTGCCCCTTGCGCGGATGGCTCCCGCAATACCGCCGCCTGTTTGAAACGTTTTATCAAAAACCCCCACCACCCTCGCGCAAGCCTCCCGCTCCCGCCGCTCAGCCTCGCGCACCACGGCGCGGATTCGGGGCAGCAAGCCCTCCGAGTCTGCGGCCAACACCTCCGCAGCGCGCCGTGACCATCCCAGCGCGTCGCAAATCTCTTCGTCGTTCATTCCGCCGGCCTCCAAGGCACCATCTTCGTGCGCAGCTTCGCCTCTGCGGCGCGGATCAGCCGCCGACCGTCAGCCTCCATCAGGCCCGGGATTGCGGCGGCGAACCAGATGCGCCCGATTTCGTCGTCCGTCAGGCTGATGTGCCGGCACTTGTCCAGCAGGGCGAGCGTGCCCGCGGGGGCTACTTCCCAGTCTGAGGTCATTTCTTCGCCCCCCTCTTGGCTTCCGGCCAAGCCCACCAAATCCTGCGCTGCACATCGGCAGGCGCCGCCATCGCAGCCATCTCGGCAGCTTCCTCGGCGGAAAACCACGGGGTCGCGACGAGAGACCACTTTGAGCCGTCCCACCAGCGGTGAAACCGACCCGTGCGGGCCACGCTGGCGCGATACCACCCAACTGCGGGCGGCGGGCCGGGGTTCCATTCAACGTCCATGCTGCAACCTCATTGCATAGTCCCACACTGACGGGCACTGCTCAATCGCCCGCATAACGGGCGCCGAAGGGCGCTGCACCGGCACCCAGCGAGCGTGCCGCCCCAAGCCCACGGCCTGGATGAGCCCGTGATTTTTGAGCGCCCACAAGTGCTGCTGCGCCGTGGCTGGCTTGCATCGCATGATGCTACGAATCGTTGCCAAGGCGGCTGGCTTGTGGGCGCAGACGGCATCGTATGCCTCCTGCTGGCGTGGGGTTAGGTTCATGGGCCGCGATCATAGGCCCGCACCGCCCGACGCGTCCATATCCCGACTAATCCGCACGGGTATACGATGCTGCTTGACGTTCCCCGATGCTCGGCTATGATGCCCTTGCGTTGCGGCGCATCCCGCAGATAACAGGAGCGACAGTGAACATCAGCAACATCCCCGGCCCCGGCGACACCGCCACCTGGCCATCGTACCCCGCCGGCTTCGACGGCGACAACCCGTGGCTCGCGGACGCCCGCGATCACCTGCTGGCCTGCGTGGACGATTGGGCTCTGTGGTTGGCCGACTGCGAGGGCTGGCCCGGTGAGAGCCTGGCCGCAAACGTGGATCACTGCGGCGAGGACATGACCCGCGTCAACACCGTGACCCTGTTCGCCGTCGTGCTTGCCGGCACCAGCGAGCAGTGCCTGCGGGCGCGGCATGAGCTGCGCGAGCGGTTCGTCAAGGCGAAGCAGGCCCGCATCGCGGAACTGGCCGAGGACATGATCCGGGCCGAGGCGGATTCGTGGGAATCGCGGAATGCGGGGGAGTTCTGACATGAAGACCACCGCAATCAGCACCCTGACCGCTGCCGACGTCGCATTCGTGCTGGAGGTGCTGCAGCAGGCGCAAGACATGTCGCCCACTGCCGACGCTTACGACATCGGCATTCTTCGCGCCCGCGCCTTCGCCGCCGCCTCTAGGCTGCGCATCCACAGCGGCATTGAGAGTGTCATTGTGCCAATCAAGGAGGAAGCATCGTGATCCTCGAAACCGCAACCCAACGCTCCGACGACTGGCACGCCGCCCGTTGCGGCAAGGCCACCGCGTCCCGGTTCAAGGACGTCATGGCCCGCCTCAAAAACGGCAACCCCGCCGCCGACCGCCAGCGTTACCTGACGGAACTGGTGGTCGAGCGCCTCACCGGCCAGCCGGCGACCGGCTACGAGAACGCGGCTATGCGCTGGGGCACGGAGCAGGAAGCCGCTGCGCGGGTCGCCTACGAGCAGCGCACGGGCGTGGCGGTGGAGGAGACGGGCTTCGTCGCCCACGACACCCTGTACGCAGGCTGCAGCCCGGACGGCCTGGTGGACTGGGACGGGCTGATCGAGATCAAGTGCCCGTTCAACAGCGCCGTCCACATCGACACGCTGCTCAACGGCATGCCGGCAGAGCACGTGCCGCAGGTGCAGGGTCAGATGTGGATTACCGGCCGGCAGTGGTGCGATTTCGTGAGCTTCGATCCCCGCATGCCTGAGCCGCTGCAACTGCACGTCCAGCGCATCAACCGTGACCCGGCGTATGTTGCCGACCTCGAGCGCCAAGTCACGGAGTTCCTTGCCGAGGTCGGCGCACAAGTCGAGGCGCTGCGGCGCCTTGCGGAAAGCAGGAAATGACTCAGGAAAAGCAGAAGCGCCCCTACACGCGCAAGATGAAGGTCTACATCGTCA